TAAATTTAATAGATGGTGGTACTTCTAGAGGCACAACTGCTGTAGCAGATGGTGATGGTATTTTAATTAATGATGCTGGTACAATGAGAATGACTAGTGTTGAAACTGTTTCAACATACATGTCTGCTGAAAGTGTTGGTGGTGGAAACATTGTAACAACAGGTGCGTTAGATTCAGGATCAATTACTTCAGGTTTCGGTGCAATCGATAATGGTACTTCTAATATAAGAAGTGCTACAATAACAGCAGAAACTGCTTTTGTACCAGACGCTTCAGGTGGTGCTGATTTAGGAACAACAGCGTTAGAATTTAATGATGCATTTTTTAATGATGGTGCAGTTATAAATTTTGGTGATGACCAAGATACAACTTTAACTCACACAGATGGTACAGGATTAACTTTAAATTCTACAAATAAATTATGTTTTAATGATGCTAGTCAATTCATACAAGGTTCTAGTGCAACAGTGCTATCTATTGGTGCAACTGATGAAATAGATTTAACAGCAACAGCAGTAGATTTAAATGGTACATTAAACGTTAGTGGTGTTGCAACTTTTCAAGCAACCCCTGTATTTCCAGATGGAAGTTTAGCATTAGATGATTTAGATATTGATGGTGGTACAGATATAGGAGAAGCTATTGTAGATGCTGACTTATTTATAATAGATAATGGAGCAGGTGGAACTAATAGAAAAACAGCAGCTTCAAGATTAGTAACATATATTGATGCAAATTCGAGTGCCGCATCAGTAGGAAAAGCTATTGCAATGGCAATCGTATTCGGATAAAAGGAGAATAATATGGCAACACCAAATATAGTAAACGTAGCAACAATTAATGCTAAAAATGC